TTAAAAACCAAAATAAAAACAAGATGAAAACATCAAAAATCAAGTCCATTCAAAATAATGGCACGTGGAAAGAACTTTTTAAGTTTGAAGTTGAAATGGAAAACGGAGACGTTGGCGGTTGCTTTGCTGCATCACAAGATCCACCCTTCAAAGTTGGGGATGAAAAGCAATACGAGTACACTCAGAACGGTAGGTACTGGAATATCAAATTTGCTAAGGAGCAAAGACCTGCGTGGAATGGTGGAGGTGGTGCAAAGTCATTTGTCAAAGAAGATAAGTCCGCAGACATCGCACGTGCAGTAGCACTAAAGGCAGCTGTTGACTTGCACAAAGGCGAAGGCGAACCAATGAACCAACAGATTGGAGTTATATGCGCTACTGCTCAGGCATTTGAAATCTATTTGACTACTGGCGAAAATCCTTATAAGGATGCTATCCAAGATGGTAAAATGAATAACGCTGATGACCTCCCTTTTTAAGGGGGGTTATCAACTTTGATAGCCCGAAAGAATTATTTACTTACTTAAGAAAACATTATGAAGTTTAGAACACTAATAAGAACCCACTACCCATCTACCTACGAATTCGCAAAGGCAATGGGAGTAACGTGGCCAACTGGAAAGAAGTACGAAAAGTACCCAATTACGATGAGCATTAACCATATTGATAAGTTATCCAAGTTGATTGGAGTGGACAAATGCGAATTGATATCATTAGCGGTAGCTGAAAACGAAAACGAACACGAACCAGTAAACTATTTGTGATGAATGAGATATTATTAAACGCAATCACGCAAATGGAAAAGCAACTTGCACACATTCGTGAATTGGTAACGAACCAACCTGAAGAAATCAAAGTCATTGAAGAAACCAAAGTCATTGATGATATCATCACTAATGCCTGCAAAGACTTGATGAATGTTAAATATAGTGACATTCAAAGTCGCACACGCAAAAGAGATGTAGTTGATGCACGTTGTATAGTAATTGCATTCAATTATTTTACTACCAAAAAAACATTAACTGATATTGGTGCTCCAGTTGGTGTTGATCATTCAACCGTGCTTCACTCACTCAAAAAGTTCTGCGACCTTTACCGAATAGATGGTCAATGGAGATTTTTAATAAATGATTTTTTTAACTCATTTGAGAATAATGGCTATAATTGCAAAACAACTAAACTAATGCTCGAAAATGGACATCAATACTTTAATCTCAGAGGTTCGCTTACTAAAAGAGAGAGTGAGCCAGTTGGAAAGTCAACTAACAAAATCGAAAGAATGTCGTTTCATTGCGCCATCACTTGAGGAAGTCGCTGACTACTTTCTAGAAAGAATGCCCAATGCCAATTCCGAAGATGCGCTTCATTTCGCAGATGTCTTTATCTCACATTACACCAACACAGGTTGGAAGTATGGCAAAAACAAAATGAAAGACTGGAAGGCTGCAGTTCGCTCAGCTTGGGATTTAAGTAAATTTGTAACAACTAAAAACAACCACAATGAAACAATTGGTAGAATTCAAAGAGATAGCCTACAACAGTGGGTTAACGCATAACGAAAAGGCATTCATCACAAGTCTGGAATCGCCACGCATTTGCGATATAACGCTCTCAATTTTCAAGCAATCCATTGCATATGGTATTGTCCTTTACGGCATCAAGAATCTTCCATCCGATGAGGAAACGAATCTTCTTTACGTGACTATGCAGACGCATTATCCGTATCTCACAACGGGCGAAATGGCTCTTGCGTTCCAACTCAATGCAGTAGGTACGGAATGGGAAAGAGTTGAGTCCTTTGGAATGATGTCGGTTGCTTTCCTTTCCGATATTCTGAAATCGTACAATGATTTCAAGATGAAAACTAACTTGGCAATTGATAAAAAGAAAGCAAAGATAGAGTTGCCATCCAACACAACGGATGAGCCAGTTGATTGGACTGAGACATTCAATGAGGATATCAGGTTATGGAGAGAAAACAAAAGAGACTTTGTCCTGATGTTAGCACCAATGAAGGTTCGCACATTCTATGATAAGAAAGTTATCAGGGATGAGATGTGGAGTGAAGATGATTGGAAGAAATGGCAATTTATGGCATACAAAAAGACCTTAGACGCTCAATCGATCAGTGCATACAAGGCGAAAAGATTAGACAAATTGAGTAGGCAAAAGTTCAAAGATGATTATCAATGTGAATTATCAAGGCTAATCTATTCCGATATTATGGATAGTCACATATTGCAACAAAAGATTAAAGATGGGTTATGAGAGAATTTCATTTTAATGGGAGTGATGTATGTCTAAATCCCAATACAAGTACATTCAAGTGCTCTCGAAAATATGAAGCTATTGTTGATGTCGCTGATGTTGGAAATGGATGGTCTTTCGGTACTGGTTTCTTTGGAGATAGTGAAGGTCACAATAAAGCAGTATGGAAGAAAGGTCAAAAATTTCGAACTGAAAAAGATGCATATGAAGCTGGTATCAATTATCTAATCAATGCGATTGAGTCTAAACAGAATGAGAAATACAAGTCCATTCTTGCGATGCTCAAAGATGAAGTCAGAGTTCAGGAACCAACCAACCAACTAACTTTATTTTAGTATGATTGAATTCCACGACAAACAAAAAGAGGCACTCTCCTATCTTGCGATTGACAATGATTGCAGGCAGTTGTTGTATGGCGGAAGTGCTGGTTCAGGGAAATCTTTTTTAGGTTGCGATTGGCAAATAAAAAGGAGATTAAAGTATCCCGGCACACGTGGACTTATTGGTCGTGCTGAATTAAAAAAGTTGCGATTAAGTACAATGGCTACGTTCTTTGAACTTTGCACCAAGTACAATCTCATTGCAGGAAAACATTTCACGTACAATGGTCAAGACCACGTAATCAACTGGTACAATGGCTCACAGATTATCTTGATGGACTTGGCGGATATGCCAAGTGATCCCGACTTTGGAAGATTTGGTTCGCTTGAGATTACTGATTATTTTGTGGATGAGGCAAGTGAGGTAACTGAAAAGTGTATCAATATTTTGAATAGCCGTGTACGTTACAAGCTAATCAATGACAATCCCAAAGGACTATTGACTTGCAATCCACATAAAGGTTGGTTATATCGTGAGTTCTTTGATGCTCAACGCAATGGCTCAATAAGAAAAGATAGACGCTTCATTCAGGCTCTACCAACGGATAATCCCCACATCTCACCAGTGTACATTGAATCATTGCAGATGCTTCCCGATATTGACCGGAAAAGATTATTGGAGGGCGATTGGGACTATGACGAAACGAAAGATAGGTTGTATGAATATGACGACTTGCTAAGATGCTTTAGACCTTCAACAACTTTGGGAGATAAATTCATAACTGCCGACATCGCACGAATGGGAGACGATAGGACAGTCATTATTGTGTGGAATAACTTACACGCAGAAAAGTTCATTGTCTTAAAACACAAACCAATTAACGAAGTTGTGGATACCATCAATGACCTAATTAAAAATCACTCGGTAAGACTTTCCAACGTACTGGTGGATGAGGATGGAATCGGAGGAGGTGCGAAAGATTATCTTTACTGCAAAGGATTTCTTAATGGATCAAAAGCAGTGCGTGACAATTATATGAATTTGAAATGCGACTGTTATTTCAAACTTGGCGAATTGATTTCAAGTAACGCAATCACATTTGAGTCAACGCATAAGGACACAATTGTAAAGGAATTGGAGATGATACGTAGAGAGAAAATAGATAGTGATGGAAAGTTAAGAGTGACCAACAAAGAAGATTTGAAAAAGAGGCACGGAATATCTCCAGACTTTGCAGACGCAATAATGATGAGGGCATTCTACGAATTAAAAAAGAATTTTGGCAAATACGCATTTGCTTAATACATTTGAACTATGGCAGACATCACAAAATGTAAGGGTACTAATTGCCCAATAAAGCAGAATTGCTACAGATACACAGCAAAAGAAGATGAGTTCTATCAAGCATATTTTGTTGATCCACCATTCACAATGAATGATGAAAAATTCGATTGCGAAATGTACTGGGGTGAAATTGGAAAATCAATTTACAAGCAACTGAAGGACATCACTAAAACTAAATAAAATGAAAAGACAAACAGCATTACAATGGCTATTAGAACAATGGCCTATTCTTGAATCACAGTTACCACCATATATTATTAATCAAGTACTTGAAATGGAACGTGAGCAGATTGAAGATGCTTGGATGGATGGTATGGATGGTATATTGCACAAAATTGCAGCAGAAAAATACTACAACGAAACATACGGAGGTCAAGATGAAAACTGAAATCAGTCAAGATGAACTTGAAAAAATCAAGGTGTTAAACCTACTTATGTGGTTGCAGGCCTCCATTTATGCAGGTGATGAATGTGAGGATATTAAATGGTTCTATAATCACCAAACTAAGATGCTATTGAAACGCTTAAATGAGTCTATTCAGCGTGAACACGGCAAGACAATAACCGCTTTATGGGATGCAGACGGTGCAATGCTGCCAGATATAACTCGCCAAATGTCCGAATTTACAGCAGTTTTGGCGGAATATGGCTACTGGATGTTACCCGAATTGACGGAATACATACGTACACAACAACAATCACAACCCAAATTACAAGTGAAAATATGAATATCACACACGACTTTGACAACTGCCAGTCCGACATCTACAAAGAGGTCATTACTGACCTTATCTCAAGGGAGAAAATGGGGCGCATTAAGTATGGCACAACGGTAGATAATGCGAATCTATCTGAAAAGGAATGGATGCAGCACGCTTATGAGGAAGCTCTTGATTTTGCTATCTACTTAAAAAGAATGATGAACAATAAAAAGTAAACAAATGAAAAAAACTATAATTACATTTTTAATTTTATCCGTTGTTTTAATTAGTTGTACTGATGCTCAATTTAGCAAAGCTACTGGATTGAATCATAAATTTACAGTTAAGGTTTTAGGCCCTGATACAGTTATTACTTATCATTCAACTGGTAAAGTATCAAATGAAAGTGGAAGTGATGGATATTATTTTAATGATGCAAAAACTAATCAATTAGTTGAGGTGAGTGGAACGGTTATAATTGAGCAAGAAGTAGAGTAGATACAAAAATCCCTCCAATCAAAAGAGTGGCATTGCGCCACTTTTTTTTTGCCCTTAATCCCTCATTTAATTCCTCACTTAATGCCTCATTTAATCCCTCTAATTGTTCGATATATGACTCATTAACCGCATTCATCTTGGTTAGTGACTGAATCTCCAAACTTAAATTTGAGTTGACTACAATGTAGTAGTCAAGTGAACGCACACCCAGTACAACTAACCTGCGTTCAATGCGCAAAGAATCCAGCTTTCTCCAATTCAATGAGTCGCTCAATTGATTTTGAGTATGCGCTATCAATGGCAGTGCTATCCATAAGATAGATAGTATCAATGTCCTTTTCATATATCGTCTTTAATTTAATGCGTTCCAATTTCAGCGTGTCAATTCTCGCCTTCAATACTACGATTGTGTCATTTTTCGTAACATTTTCATAGTGGTTTTTGTTACGAGAGTTGCATGAATTTTGCCACAAATTCAATGCGTAAAAACTAATAAACAACCCCGCAGTTAATGCGATAATTTTTAACGTGAAATTCTTTTCCATTGCCTCTTGTTATTATGCAAAATCCATGATTGTATTTACTATATGGGTTGTAATCAGGTGATAATTCAGAGAGACACCCCACACCCCAACACGTGATAACTTTGCCGTTAACATCACGCTCAGTGTGTTCAGCAGTTTGATGGTGATGTCCGCACAATGCATTTGCTTTTGTCTTTAAGAATAGACCTCTCGCAACGTTTACAGACGGCATAAATTGCTTTCCGAATTCGTGTCCGTGAAAGATGGATAGACCTCCAACGTTCAACTTGTTCTTACCTTCAATCCATTGCACGTTATGTTTATCCAAATGGCACAATGAGGCGAAATCAAATGCGTCTATATCAAAAAGTTCGGGTGCTTTCACACGCATATACCTCCAATATCTTTCTTCGTGGTTACCTTCCTTGTAAATGATTTCAGCATCTGGAAAGGTTTGCCTCAATTCATAAATGAAAGTCCGCATTGCGTAAAGTTCATCTTTGAATTTGCGCTTTTTTGGATCCTTTACAAAGTCGCTAATCATATGGCAGTCAAGTGCGTCTCCATTTAATACAACCGTATCAACTCCCTCATCAATGCCACACTGGATTGCAGTTGATAATGCGTCAATGTCGTGGTAAGGAATGTGAATATCGGATAGGATAAGAATCTTTTTGCCTTTGATGTCAATATGCTTTCGACCTTTTGCATATGACTTTGGCAACTTAAATGGGTTGCGTGGTCTGTCATTCTCCACTATAAATGATTTGTCAGCAGGTCTGTACTTACCAGTCTTTCCTTCAATTCTACGCAGTGCGTGCCTTGCATCTTCTACTCCTAGAAAGGTCTCGAAATGTTCTTTGCTTAATTTCTTAGCCAACGTTAAAGTTGGTGTGTCGGGAAAACGCTCACGCAATTCACGTGCGATTTTTGTCTTTTGACTTTCTGGCATATGTTATTTTTAGAATGGTTGGTACACTGTCCGTCCACCACTCTTAACTGCACGTAATATCTGACCTCTATTCCCATCTTTGTTGTAACTTACGTGTACCCAAGAAGGTGCATTCTCACTTCCGAACTCCCATATGAGTTGGTCAAATGTACAATTTTTTCTAATATAATCAAATAACTCTTTGTTATTTATGCCACCGTGAATATCTCCATCAATATCAAGTGCCATACCTTGCATATGCTGACTTGACTTACTACCACCAATTCGTGTATTAAGTTCAATACTGCGGAAGCCTGAAGATATGCCGATTGGTTTACCGAAATGCTCACGCACCTTATCAAAAATGTTGGTGCATACGAGCTTCAGATTTGCTAATTGTTCAGCGTTTGGAACATTGCCAATCTTCAACGCCTTAGCCTGATTGCTATGCGTTACCTCAAAATAGCTTACGTACCTACTTATCTTTTCCATCCGTCATTGCGTCGGTTAAATCTTCGCTCTTTCTACCTATGATTGCCTTTATCTTACTCCATAAATCCTTTCCGGTCACTGACTCAATACTTTCAATGATTGACTTGAACTCAAT